CTGACACCGCAACCACGAATATGTAGCCTACTTTCTTGAAAAGCCCTTTAAGACCGACACGGCTTGACAGCTCGCCCCTGTTCCATGCTTTCCACATTCCTGTGATATAATCAATGATCATCACAAGTACCAGAATGACTATAGGTATCGCCATGACGCGGAAATACGCTGACAGCCCTGCGGCTATTGCTGATATGATTATTTTTGTTGTGTTTTCTTTCATTACTGTTCCTCGCTTTCGTATGTTTGTCCAGTGATTTCTTCATACTGCTCAGGGGTTATCTTGCCCCTGTCGGCAAAATCTTTGACCTGTTCAGCGGTGTACAGCCCTAAATCGTACAAACGTTTGACCTTCCTATACATCTTCCTTGTCCTCCTCAATCAGTGTGTCGGTCATTAGTGCAGTGTATAGCACCTGCGCTTCTAGCTCGTCCACCTTTGTGGCTTTTTTCGGCTGAAAATCATCAGGGGTCAACCCTAGCTTGTCAGCCATTTTTCTCTGTAATTCTGTCATGTTGTACCTCCTACCTCTGACAGTTTCACGATATATTCGTCCTCGCTTGGAACTGGTATGTGATAGCTGTCATTGCTGTTTTTGAATGTCACTGAACCCCCTGCCTCTACTTCGATATTTCGCAGAAAATCGTCGTCAATCATGGTTGAAATGTCGGTGACGATTGGGGTATCTAACGCTTTGATTTCTGTTCCGTCAACAGTGTTGTTTTGGGTATATGTCTTAGCCTCATAGTCTACCACGTTCCCTTCAACGCCATATCCAGGCAGATTGCGGATAGCTTTGGGGATTTGGTAAACGTTGCTGTGATAGGGGGCGTAATCTCCTGAACTACCAGCTATCAATGCTATATCATTTTTGTAAACATTGCCATAGTCTGGCGGAAGTGTGAAACGTACATAGAATGCGTTCGATGGCGTTATGAACGATTTGGTTGGATAGACAGTTTGCCCGTTGTTGTCGTTATAGCCAATGTATTTCTTGCTATGGTCGTAAAATCTGGTTTTCACATTTTCAAATTTGGCACTACCTACGTACACGAAAATGTATGTTGAATTTGGAATAATTGGTATATAATTTTCTGAATATATGGCTGCAGTACTTCCTTCGTTATTGCCACTAGATGAACTAATCGTACCAACTTTCCATACTTCGTCCCACAAATTTCGTCCCTGCTCCACAATGCTCTCCGTGCCAGCACTGACTATTTCACCAGCATTATATGGATAATACTCTGCAGGGAACATTTTCTCAAATTCTTCCACGCTTGTGGGCTCGTTGCCTGACCCGAACATTGCGGTGAGGTCATAAATCTGTGGGTAGACTACCAAATTATTGACAGTTGCTCCTGACTTAACCATCAGCGGAACTATATATACACGGGCGTCTACATTAATGGGTGCTATTACGCCACTTCCATAATTGGTGTCCATCACAACACCACTACCTGTAATGTATGAACGATATGTCTCTGCTGAGCCACCTTTAGGGCAGGATTTTTCCAGATACACATGACCTTTAATCGGAATAAAGCTATCCGAGAAGTAGGCATCTCCGCCAGTTGCAGTGCCGTTTGCTACAAACTTGCCATTGTCAAGCTTTGTAAATGTAACACCGTTCACTGTATAGTTTGGGCGAAAATTGTTAAGGTTAACAACCTGATTAAACACGATAGACCTACCACCAACATTCTTAACCGACATCAGCTTTGCCCCTGTAGGCACTGTCTTTGCGTATGCCGTTTCACTGTCCGTTTCAAATTTGTGTGTCACACCATTGCCCATATCGTATAACGCATTTACCCTACGTTGTAGTTCCTTGTCTGTTAGTTTCACGTTAACTATCTCAGCCGTGTTTTCAGCTATCTTTCCAACCGCCGTTACATAATCATCAGGCAAACTGTCAGCCACCGCCTGTGCTGTCTGTGCGGCAGTTTCGGCAGCAGTTCTGTCCTCTGCGACCTTAGCTGCGTTTTCTGCCACTGTCGCCTTATCGGTTGTGACCTGCGTTGCCATATCCTGCACCGCCTGTCTGTCTGCCGTAGTGCTGTCAGCCGCCGTCTTTGCAGTTTTAGCATAGCCTGCCGTTATGTTCTTGTCGGCTGTGGTCTGCTGTGCTGATGTTGCCGCCTGCGCTGCGGATATCTTGGCGGCGTTCTGAGACTTAACCGCCTCAGCACGTGCAGTTTCTGCGCACTGCCTTGCAGTGTCTGCCTGCGTAGCGGACGTTTCAGCAGATGTCTTTGCGGTTTCGGCACGTTCAGCCGCCTGCGTTGCGGTATCGGCTGATTTCTCTGCGGCTGTGGCAGATTTTTTTGCGTTCTCTGCCGCTGTAGTAGCCGTTTCTGCGGCGGTGACAGCTGTCTGCATATCTGCGTGCGCCTGCCTGCCTATAGCGTCTATGCGGTCTAGTGCGTCAGCTGCCACACTTGGTGACGGGATAGCTGTATCACCGATAGCCGCCCCTATTCGCAGTCGAAAAATTCGTGATTTTTTAACTAAAATATACTCGTCGCCTGACAGCTTCTTCGCCGCTATCTGACAGCTGACTGTCTGCGCTGAACGCAAGATATCTGCGGTTGGCGTCCATGTGCCGCCTGTGATATCGACCTCATACGTCACACCATCGCCATAGTCGATAGTCAGCACATAGCGGTCTGCGCCGTCTATCTCCATGCCCTCGAACGATACGGGTCTAGCGTTCGTTTCGCCAACGTAGCCCAGCAGGGCGGTGCTTACGACTACATTGTAGTCTTCGTTGAGTTTTATGTGCATTGATATTCCTCCTTTCTATGGTTTTGTTACGATCCAGTCAATAATATATTCACCCTGTGGAACGGTAGCACTTGCACTTTCTGCGTTCGTCAGCGCTACTATCAAATTGTTGCTTGTGTAAAATGTTTCTACACACAGCCTTCTCACTTTTGGTGCCGACACCTCCCGCAGACTACAGATGATCTGCGTGTTCTGAGTCGGTGTGAACGGCAGATTCAAAGTCGTTGTGGCCAGTGTCGTCTCTGACGGTACAATAAAGGTCTGAGATCCTGCTGGCATATTCATCTCATTGATTGCATTCTGTGCAGCGGTCAATGCATCGACAATAGCCTGTCGGACGTCTCGACCTGTATATGCTTCTGCCACCTGTGTGATCTCTAAGCTGATATCAATTGCTTTTGCCATAATTATTTCTCCTATTTTCTTGATGTCATTCCACTAATCGTGTCGATTTTGTCGCCAAATGTCAGCACATTCTGCGATCTGTCATTGATGTCGATACTGGTGCCGATGCACCTCAATACCTCGTCGATGCCAAGGTAGCTATTGACTATGCGATACTTGCAGCCAACTGCAAATCCGTCCAGCTTCTCATCAATGTCAATAGCCGATACCTCATACTGAACTTTTGCTGCTTTTAGTGCTCCGGCACATACTCTGCCTGCTTGAGACAATACGCCTGGAGTGGTGATATTGTCGAATATCATAGTTCCAGCGTGTACTCCGTACCGCTCTATCAGCTGGTCGTTGTCGATATACTTCGTTACTCCCGAAAGCGTCACACGTTCGCCCGTATCATCGTTGATGACAGCACCTAACGGATACAGCCTTGTGATGATCTCACTTGGGTCAATCGCCTGCGTGATAGATCGCATATTCCTTCCTAGTTGTATTGTTTTATTGCTGACTTCTGAAAATTCGTTTGCTGTGAAATCGAAAAATCTAATGCCTTTATCGATGCGCACCCTCATTTCCCCTCTGATATCTTCGCTGGAAATCAGGTTTTTCGTCAGTTCTGAGAACGTGTCTTCATATCCTGGATTAAAGATGTGCTGTGCTTGTGAGCAGTTAATATTGCCAATATGTATCTGCTTGTAGCTTTCAACAGACTTATTGTGTGCTGAAAGTAGTGTGGCTATATACGTTCTTATTGTGCACTTTAGCTGTTTGATAATTGGTACACTATCTTTCAGAAAACACAAACCGCCCTCGCAGACAACTTGCTTGCCAATCTCGCCACTATCGGTCATGTATGGTGATATCGTCAGTACTCTGCCATCGAATATCAGACCTTCCTTGTCGTCGTAAACCTTTATTAACGATGTCAGTTCCTTTAGATCGGAGTAGCAGCTGTTGTCGGGATATATGTTGAACGTAAAGGTGTCAATAGTGTTGATTTCTTTGATGATGGTTCCTATCAGCTTGTTGGTTCTGACAGAACCAGTTTCGTGAAGCGTCTTTGTATCATCGAGTGTAACTAACATAGTATTTCCTCCACCAGTTCGATTTCAAGTGAACCAGATCCGTATAGAGCTAAGACATTTGTGCCAGGCTTGACGACAAAATTTTGCATTCTAAACGTTGATTCAGTTTCTTTGTATAGGTTTTCTGTGAGGATATTACCGTTAAGATCAAGCATTGTCAATCCTCGTTTGTCCTTATCGTTAGCATCTTTGCGATACCTTAAGCTCGGAACTATGTCATCTTCGGCATAAGAATAGAAGTACAGTACCCCCGGCTGGGAATGATAGCCGTCTTTGTGTGCTATGCAGGAGAGATGTGTCTGATTGAGGCAATCATCATCAAATGCAAATGTATCCCACGCTGTGTCTGCAAAGTCGTCAGAGACCTTATATGGTGCTACATCGAAAGTGACCTCGAGAGTAGCTGTTATGTCATCTTCACCAAGGCTGGTCTCAACAGTTCTACACTTGCCAACAAAATGATAGTTCTCGGAATAGTTGTCATAAATATTCTGCTGTGGAGCTTCACATAACCAGCTCTTGATCTTCTCAATCCTGCGGAGCAGTGTGACAGGTTCTGTATCAGATACGAACATCTTGTATGATACTTCGGTGTCGTCAAAATAAAAATTGCCGTCATAGTCAGACAGGTCAATACTGCCGTTGCGATAAGGTACAGTCACTTTGATCTCACGCTTCTTCGGCTCTGCAACTGTTGCACTGATTATTCTGATTTTAAAATCCTCATACGACTTTTTGCCATTAAATCTGATTTGTCGTGTCATACTGCACTACCTCTTTTCTTTCTCACAGTTCTTTCACCAAGCATTACATCTATAAATGGAACTGTTTCCTCTGCAATCACTTTCCCATTCGGGAATACTATCACGTTATGAATAGTCTCGGGCATTTGTCTGACTGTTGTTGGGACGGCCTGAGTGTTTTCTGTGGCGCTTGTTGATGCTTTCTGCGTGATACTGTGGGCATATGATCCATTATATACCGACCTTGCGACCCTATTTGTATCGCTGTATGTATTGCGCATATTCTCTGACAGTATCTTGTCACCAGTATTGGTATAGGCTTTGATGATATCGTCCTCTGATGACTTCCAGCCTTTGATCTCACCCTGCGCATTCATTTTCGATATATTCTCAAATGCCTTTGAAGGGGAGTGTATATCATATACCCCCTTGACCGCCGCAAGCACTGCGTTCGCTCCACTTGTTGCGGTATCAATGACAGACTGCTGTGCAGACAGTATGCCTTGCTGCATACCTACCATCATTGCCGCACCTGTTTGTTTCCATACGTCTGATATCTGGCTTATTTGGTCACGCTTTTGAAGCGTCTCTATGGTCTTATCATACTGTTGCCTGAGCTCGTCGAACTCTGATGTTGCTATCTTCTTGCAGTCGCTCATGCACCCTTCCCACATATCACTGTACTTTTTCAACTGAGGCTGTGACATAGACAGTAGCGCCTTTATCTTGCTTGCAGATTGCGGACCTGCTTCCCGCAAGGTCTTAATAAGACCTTTATTCACGCCTCTGTCTGCAAGCGTCTTGATATCATCAGACCAGCTTGCCATGCCGTCAAGATTAGATTCCAAGTTCTGCATAAGCTGTTCTGCGGATATCTCAGCACCGCCGTTGAATTCGTCGAAGAGGTTAAGATTGTTCTGCAATTCTTCCGTTCGTTTCTGGACGGCTTCGTCATAGCTCTTATTCATCTCAACTATTGCGTCAACAGTTTCTTGTGATACCTTATGTAAGCCGTCTTTATACATGACAGTGCGGTTATAGATCGTACTTATCTTTTCAGCATTTGTATCAGCAGCTTTTGAATCAGTATCGAGGACAGAAGCGTGTTCGGAAATGTATTTTGAGGTATCGCTATAGTTAGAATCCAAGCGTTTCAGTTCGCTATTGATATCGTAGTACGAATTTTGAAGCTCATCTCCAGCTTTCTTTAATTCTTCAAGCTTGGTCTTCCACTGCTTTGTACTGTCCGTTCTGTCAAACTCTTCAAACTTACTTTCCCTTTTATCAAGTATTTCTTGAACTTTAGCCTGAGCCTGCTTGTTTTCCGTGATTGCTTTTTCAATGTCATTGCGCTTCTGCTCAGCCTTATAGAGGTCTTCTGATATAGCGACCATATCTTTCTGAGCTGCTTCGACAAGAAGCTGTTCTTTCTTCGCTTCTATGCACTCATAGACGGCGTCTTTATTGTTAAGAAGCTTGCCTGTCTGATCGTCAATTTGAAGATTAAGGTCAGGCATTGCACTGTTCAGCTGGTCCACAAGAGCTTTCATTTCTGACTTTTCGTCATTAGATAAGCTCTCGGCGTCAGAAAGCTCAAAAATTCTATCTGCAAGACTTTTATAGCTGCTATACTCGGCTTCTATATCTGTCTTGGCTTCTTCTCTCTGATCTGCGGCTTTCTTCATGGAGTCTGTCAGTTCGTTCGTGCTGTCGACCAACGCCTGCTCTTCGTCACTGAGGACTTTTGTTGAGTCAGCGGCGTCGTCTGCTGACGTAGCATAAGCGACTATACCACCAACTGCAATGCCTGCTAGGGTTGCAATTGCACCCCATGGCGTAGCCGCATTGACTGCATTGAACATTTCAGTTGCGGTCTTGGCTGACTTCACGGCTGAGGATAATTCTTTGAAACCTGTGACGGCGGCAGATACTGTTGTAACGGCTTTTTGTGTCAGCATAGCTGTTGCAATGCCCGTCAGTCCACCAATAACAAGGTTAGAGTGTTCACAGAAGAACTTTATGCCGTCAATGAGGATTGGCAAAGAGCCTTTGGCAAACTTGGCGCCTGTTTCGACTAAATCTCCAAGGGCATTGCCCATATCGTCGAATTCGTCACTGAGGTCTCCATCTTTGATATCCTTGGTAAGTTCACTGAAAAGCTCTGAGCCTTTTTCGGCGGCGTCTTCGAGTGGGGCGCTGAATTTATCGAAAATAGTTATGCCAAGGGATTCAAGGGAAGAGTCCATTATAGCCAGTTTGCCCTTAAGATTGTTATTCATGGTGTCAGCCATTGTCTGACACGCTCCGTCAGCGTTATCTACCTGAGCTTTCAGGTCATCGAAAGACCCACTCATGCCTTGAAGCATGGCGTTGACGGAAGATAGATCAGTCTTATTGAAGATATCACTTAAAGCCTTTGTCTTCTGGTCATCTGAGAGCTTGGAAAGCTTGGCGTTAAGGTCTCCGAAAATATCGTTGATATCTCTGATATTTCCCTCACTGTCAGCCACGCTCACGCCCAGTTCTTTCAACTTAGCGGAAGCAACGTCTGTCGGTGATGTTAACGACAAAAGCATATTTCTGAGATGTGTGCCGCCCTCTGCACCCTTGATACCGTTGTTCGCCAGTATTCCAAGAGAGGTGCACATTGTATCAACGTCCTGCCCTGTGGACTTGACCGTACCGGCACACTGGAGAATGCCCTCACCAAGCATAGCAACTGTGGTATTAGACTTCTGGGCGGTCTTTGCCATCATGTCCATATAGCCGTCAAGGTCACTCGTCTGCAACTGCAATGCCGACATAGTGTCCGTCACCATATCAGTGCAGGACGCAAGGTCCATGCCTGAGGCAGTGGCAAGATTGAGAACTTTCGGCAGGGTCTCAACTGCTTTGTTCACGTCATATCCCGCAAGGGCAAGATAATTAAGAGCGTCAGCAGACTCCGAAGCGGTATACTTTGTAGTTTCGCCACATTCACGGGCGGCGTTCTCTAGCTTCTGATAGTCCTCAGCGCCTGAGCTGACCTGCTCTGCGGTCATACCCATGGTTGCCGCCACATTGGACATTGAGCTGGAGAAGTCAATGCCGACTTGTGCACAGCTTTCCGCCGCTTCCTTGGCGGCATTAGCTATAGCTTTCAGCCCCTCAACGGCTAGATTAGCAGAGAAAACGTCCTTGAAGACACTGCCTGTCTGGTCAGCTTTATCACCAAGGTCTTTGACCTTATCTGACGTATCCTTGGCTTCATTGCCAAGCTCCTTGGTGCTATCGTCTGCGGTCTTGGTCTGATCTCGCAGTGTGTTCAGCTTCTTCTTGGTCTTTTCAAGTTCTTCCTGATACTTAAGATATGACTCAACGGGCAACTCGCCTTTCTTATACTGCTCGTTGATATCTTTCTCGTTTCTAATGAGAACGTCTAGCTTTGTTTTTGTTGCTTCGATAGCCTCGCTCAACAACTTCTGCTTCTGAGCGGTGTATTCAACGTTAGTCGGGTCAAGCTTTAAGAGTTTGTTGACGCTGTTCAGATTTTTTGTAGTCGAATTGATATCGGCATTAAGCCCTTTCATGGCGGCAGTATACTCAGACGTATCACCACCGATTTTGACGTACATACCTTTGATTTTCTCATCTGATGATGACTTAGCCATTACTCACCCTCCCATGCCTTTATTTTCGCAATATACTTTTCATATCGTTCTTTGTTGATTTTTCCCTGCTTATATCGTTCTTCCACAACAGGCAGGTTTGCTTTCAGTTCTTCGTATTTTATTTCGGGGTCAATGACCTTTTTGCCGGCGGCGATTAATCGCTGTCGGTCATAGGCGCAGGAATAGTTCACTACCATACCATACGTCATGCGGTCTAAATCAGCGACAGTAAGACCCCTGTTTATAACAAGGGAGATGACCTCCTCCGATTTGAGAGGCCGATCATCTCCGCTTTTACTGCCGCTTATGGATTTTTTCTGTCAACTTTCATGTTTGCCTGCAGTATAGGCATAACCTGATTATAGATATCATCAACAGGAAATGCACCATAGGCGAAGCTGTCAAGCCACGTCTGAATAGGCGGTATACTATCATCATAAGTCTTGGCAAGCACCCATAGGGTGCGGTATTCGACCTGTTGAACAAAGGCACCCTTACCGAACTGATGTACCTTGACAACGTCCTCAAGGTACTCCGTGCCGAATGCTTCCTTGTATCGATAGAAAAGGCCTGCTGTAGCCTTGAAGCCTATCTGCCTGCTGTCTATGGTCAGGACTATTGTATTGCTCATTGTCATTCACCCGGGGTGTAGGTGTACTCAGGAAACTTTGTGAGCTTCTCATTGCCCTTTATGCGGAAACGTGCGATATGCACTTTCTTTCCGTCGACTGTGGTTTCAGCAGGTGACGGTTTGCAGGCAATCTTATGCTCTGTGTATTCATAGTCCATACCGCTTTCTTCCTCTGTCTTAACCAAGAACTTCGGACGATCTGTGGTGTAGCAATATGGGAAGACCTCGGTATATCCCTCTGCTTCTGACGTTGATTCATATTGAACAAACAATCCAAACTTTGGCGTTTCTCCAGTTTTTGCAGTCTCAACAAGGATATTGGAAACTGCATCTATGACATTTCCATACCAATCCTTTTCCAAATCATCACACAGATCCAGGGTTATGATAGATCCTTCGTAGCCCTGATTGGTCTGACCTGCATATGCTACTACACCGTCCGCCCATATCTCCTTGCTTGACGACTTAGGATCAAGGCTTACCTGTCGAGAGCCTGAGAGCTTCGTTTCTAAGTAATTGCAACTTGTATATGTAATATTTATAGAACCGCTGACATCTGATGCCTCTTTGATTGGTCCATAGCCAACGGCTTTTATAGATCCTTTCATTAATATTCCTCCTTGCGATCGAATTCGTATACCCACATATCCATTTGCTGATCCTGCCCCAGATAGCCTGCGGCGACTGAGAAGCATATGCCCTTATCCATAAGGGCGTTCTCAAATAGGATATGTGTTTCTTCATCTTCCGGCTCGCAGTATATTTCAACTGCAATCCGTGGGATAACTGCGACAGTTCTTCCATCTGCAGATATCGTCTGAGGTGTCTTGTTTATCCATGTTGCGAACGGCAATTCCGTTTCCACTGGAAAATCTATCTTAGCAATCCTGTCCGCAGGAATGCCTGAAAGTGATATAAGTTCTGTCAATGTCATTTCGACTTCTCAATCTCCTTTCTGATGTTTTCCGGTAATCTTTCTTCGGCATACTCTTGTCCGTAAATCATGTGCGGATAAGCTTTCGCCTTAAACGGAAGCGTTCTGCCACCACGCTTCATAGCATGGCCATACTCCAGCAGGTGTGTGAGAAGATACTGCTTATTCTTCTTGAAATTCACTATCTGCCGAATGTCGAAAGAGTCCTCGTACTCGGTGCTAACTGTAAGCGCCTTGGCATACTTGCCGGAGCGGTTATTGAACGTGAAGTGTTCTTGGACGACCTTGCGAGTTTCCTTTGCGGTCTTCTTAACGGCTCTTTTGGCGGCTTCATTAACACGTTGACTTTCTTGCTGAAATGTGTGCTGTAAAGCCTCAGCCATCTCATCAGGACTCATTGACATGGATTTCTAACCTCTTTTTCCGCTTTTCTATTGATAACTGCCAAGCCTGCGGCTTAGCGTCCTTTATCATCTGAACTTGAATGACGTTATACTGGTCGCCGTTCATTATCACAATGTCAGTCGCCTGCGGCTCGGCGATAAGTGGTATTCTTATCACCTTATCACAGCGATGCTGATACTCAGCGGCTTTATAGAAACGCTCTGATCCGACGGTACGATTGTCATATCTTATGCCTGCTTGCTTGATTTTCAAGCCGTTGGCATTGATGATAGTTGCAATAGTGCATATGCCGTCATTGAACGTCTGCCGCTTGCTTATCATACGCTTCCTCCTGACATCTCCTCAATCTGACATCTTGCTCTCAGAGCGAAGAGCTGAGAGTGATAATTTTTTTCAAAGTCCTCGAAGCAATCGTTATATATATATCTGCAGCAGTCGATCAGAAGCTGGGCGTCGCCGTTGATATTTTCGTCAACGTTGATATCCAGCACCTGACCTGCATATCCGTTAAGTACTCCTATAGCACGTGCTATAATGCTGTTTATCTTTCTGTCAGTAGCTTCGTCTGACCAAGTTATGTTCAGCTGATTTTTAACTTCCTCGAATAATGCCTGCTGCATTTATATCAACTCCTTATGTTTCTGACGGTGTGACAGTGTATACCGTCGGGATAAATCTCTTAAGTTTTGAGATATCCAGATACCTGAAAGCATTGCTGTCGAGTGGCTTGCCGTTGCCGTATGTTTTGATCTTATATGTCCTTGCGTCATCAAGGAACTTGAATGAGTCATCAAACTCCAGCTTACCGCCCTTAGCCATACCAAGACCCATGAAGTAACGCTTGCCAAGGCCGAAGATAGCTCTGTCATCAGGAACGGCGCATGACTGGATAATAGTGCATGGAATAGGCATAACATCGTTAACCCATTTTCCCTGAACGAAATTTGTTGTCGCAGGCATTACCTTTGTCAGATATGTCTTTGGATTGACCACAAAGATGAGGTTGTCGAGTGGACGGTTATTACCCGCTTCGGTCTTCGTGAGCTGGGCGGCAATAGCACCAATAGCTTCAGGGGAGAGTTCATTGAGTGCAACTGTCTTCTGGTCAGGATACTTGCCACCGACTACTGATGCACTACTAGATACGTCCTTGCACATTCCGATAGGGCAGTTAAGACCGTCGCCTGACACGACACCGGTTTCCATGCCGACCCAAATGGTTTCTGCCAGTATCTCACGGACATATCTATCCAGCCATGAGGCACCAAGGTCAAGCATATCGTTAGACACTGGAATCCATGCTGTGAGCTTCTTCAGCGCAACGTCAAAGGTCTTGAATGCACCTGAGAGTTCCTTGTCGATAGCTGTGTTAAGATCTCCCCACTTAGCGGTCTGAACGCCCTGATCATTGACCAACATCTTTGTAATACCTGTGGTATCCTGGAAATTGATGAAGTTGAGCAGAGGGTGCTGCTGTGGGATCTCACCAAGAACTGACTCGATTATAGTGATTGGCATTGTCTTATCAAGGTTTGCCAATGCCATCTTGGGGTCAGAGGACTTGCCCGCCTCAATGACGGCGTTATAGTAGTCTCTTTCTTCACTGGTCAGCATTCTCACACCTCTGGTGCTGAGTATCTGGCTATCGACAGACTCAGCGGTGCTCTCCACCTGCTCCATTATGACATCTGAAATTAGATTGCCATACTTATCAAGGGCGGCTTCCATGCCCTTGTCATCACTATCTCTGATAGCGGCTGACAGTGAAGCAAGGATATCTGCTTTCTGCTCTTTGATTGCGTCAAGATTAATCATTCTTTTTTACCTCCATTTTCATGAACTTTTCAAAAGCCGACATAGCGGCATTTGTTTTTTCTTCTTCGGTTTTTTTTGCTGGCAAAGCCTGCTGTGCGGTGGACTCCTTATAAAGCTCAATGAGCTTGTCTACATTCTCCCTGTCGAGGGCGCTTGACATAGTGTACTGCTTTGTATCACTAAGCATTGTAGCCATATCAACGGGCTGCTCTGCGGTTGATATGCTATCGCAGAAGCCTTTCTCAAGACATTCTGCCGCTGTCAGCCAAGTACCCACCTTTACCATATCGCTTATTTTCTCACGGCTACACTTGCCGTTGCAACGCTCTGCATATGTAGTTATAGCGGTATCGGTCATCTTGTCAAGCTCAGCCGCCGCCGTTCTCATATCGTCAGCATTGCCCTCACAGTAGCAGGACGCCTGATGTATCATCATCATACTGTTGCTATACATGATGATCTCGTCTGCTGCCATAGCGATAACGCTTGCGATAGAGCATGCCCAGCCGTCTACATAGCAAGTAACTTTGGCTTTATGGCGCTTAAGGATATTTCCAATAGCAACGCCCTCTTTGATCTGACCTCCAAGAGAATTGATGTACAGGTTGATATGTTCACAGTCTTTGTACTCATCAAGCTTGGTGGCGAAATACTTAGCGCCTGTCTTGCTCTCCTCAACTTTCCCCTTTTCCCAATCAATGGCAAGTCCTCCACAGACTTGTGAATATAGATATAGGTTAAGCTCTTTTGGCTTATCCGCTTCCATTTTGAATTCAAAATGATTAAAAATGCTATTCATTGCTGTTTCCACCTCCTTCGATTGTCTCGTAGTTCTTAGTTCTTGTGTGCTTATCGGCCCAGGCTTCTGGAATTCTTTCCTCACCTGTCTTCTCCCTCAACTCATTCGTTGAGTAGAAGCCACTTGCGATAAGCTTGTCAACTGCATTTGCCATTTCAAGCACGTCAAGGTGCTTAAGGTTATTGGTACAGACTTTGGCGTAGCACCCACGCAGGACTTGCTCTTTGGTATAACGCTTTGCCGTTATCTCGTCTGATAACATCTTGGCGAAAGGATCAACAGCAGATGTCAATGTCATTGATAACGCTTCACTGATGTTCTCGACATTTCCCTTTACGATAGCCGGTGAAACGTTGAAAGCAATCGCCGCTTTTTCCAATGCGTCATTTAGCATAGAAATGTAGTCGGTTGCTTCTGACACTGTTCTCTTGGTTTCACCTGCCGTTTGAGAAGTATATTTCATTCCGCCCCACAGTGGAAGCACTGCATTCTTGGCGTCAAAATATGTTTTGAAATAGTTATTCATGAGAACATCGAATTTCTCCTCAAAATCAGGTTGACCTTGCGCCAGTGGCGTTATCTCGAGTATGCCTTTTTGGCCGCCACTCTTGACGTAGGTGCTTGAAGCCGTTTCCAAGAAACGATTATGTTCATCTAGCATTTCCGTTAGTATTTGTCTAACTCCGCCGTTGGAGTATGTGAGATATAGGACATCTCCCATATCGAATGTTTTCTGAAACGTGAATGAACCTCGTGCCACCTGAGAGAAGCGGTTAGGATATAGCGCATACTCCTGTGTACTCCAAGAGTCGGCGCAGATTATCTGCTTTCCAGCGCTGACAACAAGGCTCTCGCCACGCACAAGGGTCTTGCGGACTAGCTCGTTCTTGAATTGCACTGCTGTTTGATTGACGTTCGGCTTAACGTTGAAAAGGTACCATTCTTCGCCACGGAATGACTTGCCGTCACGATAGGTTTTTATCTCGCACTTTGAAACCAGTGCCGCAAGGATTTCAACAACGACCTGAATAGCATATGCCTGCACGGCGATTCTCGCTTCGTCGTCATATCCAACTGTCTTAATACTGATCACTTCATTACTTTTGGCATTCATTATGCGTGATAGCAGTGATCTCAGCCCCATTGCGTTACCTCCTCTCTGCTAATATGTGAATACATTCATAACGCTCTTGCCCATAGGCATACTTGATATTTGCTCAGCGATTTTATTCTGTGCCGCTTTGGCGGCGACATATGCCTTGAAAGGGTCTGTCTTTCTGGACTTCGGCTCTATTTTGCCATATGTCATATTGCCTGCGGACGAAGTGCATACCTTGGTATTGTTCATAGCCCAGCGGAAAAGGGGATTGTCTCCGACTGCAAGCTTATGATTCACCAGCTGACTTGTGATTACAGGCATTATCATCATTTCATTTGACGGACGGACAAGCATGATATTTCCGTAGCCTTTTTCGTCAGAAGCGTAGAGATTCTCTTTAAGCGCCCTCCTAAGCAGTGTATAGCGGTAGTTATCTATGCCGGTCATTGCGACTTTTGCATTCAATTCCGCCGCTTTCTGCGCCACCCATATAACGGGTATCTCAGGCGGTATCTCTGGACCGTCAACGAATGACAGTAGCCCCGCCGCTTCCCATTCTTGCAGGGGCGCCTTGATTCTTGATAAATCTGCAGAAGCCTTGCACACCCAGGTGTGCGTTATCCATACGTCAGTTCCGTCTACGTCAAAGAGCAAACCAGCTGAAAGGAAGTCATCGGTCTTCATATAGTCAAAGCCTGCTGTGCATTGTCTGCCTTGAAGCTTTGACAAATATGGCGTGATATCCTGATTAGTTGCCAGGATATTATCAAATGCGGTTATACCGCCCTCTGTCTGCTGTGGCAGGCAGTTCATGCGTTTAACTGCAAAGCTGATGTTGCTTATCTTATCGTCCAGATAATTTTGAAATTCAGTCTTCATTTCCTGAAGAAGATCGGGCAGGTATTGCAACGATGGGTTAGCTTTATACCACATTTCAGGCATTTCAACCTCATCAGGGCTATCTACACGTGAAATAAACGGCAGCATACCATTGTCTTCAATCTCGCCGTTAAGAATTCTTATTCCCTTGGCTTTCTCTTTGTCGAGAGGTCCTTCACGGACGAAGCCGTCAGTACTCATGATAGTACGGCGTGGTCTTGGTACTTTTCCGAGACCACCAACAGCAACGTCAATGAGCTTGCTATTCTCATAGGCGTGCACCTCGTCATGATCTACCTTTCCTGGACGTGCTCCATCGGCTGACTTCGGGCTTGATGTTCGGTATTTCAACTCGGATTTTGTTTTGAGATTTATAATTTTCTCGGTATTCCAGTAGAAAAATCGTTGCATTTTCTCACGATTATCTTCGAGAACGTTATACACGTCTTTGAACGTTGTCTTAGCCTGATCTTCTGTGGTTGCGAAGATGTCGATATTATAGTGCCTGATGCCATTGGTAGGTGTGAGTAGGCAGAAATCTTCAAAGCCCAGAAAACCATTCTTGCCAGTACCACGCCCAACATAAAGAAAAAGTACCGGCCAGCGCAGAGCGCCACTTGCGGTATATGTGCAGTTGTGTAAAACGAAAACAAAACGCTCCCATGGGAATAACTTGAACGGAAAATATTTTTCATAGCTGAAATATTTTTCTGCCTGAGCAACATCGATGTAGATATCTTCTGACAAAAACATGCGCTTGACGTAGTCAATAAGCTGATACTGCTCAGCACAATACGGATACTTATGCTCCTCGACTAGGCTGATATAGTCTGCAAGATACGAGAGGTCAAGAGCTTCTTGCCCCTTACAGCTCTTCGTCATCGTCAAGGTTCTTGACCTTGTCAGTTGACAAACCCAAGTCTTTCAGAATTTGAAGTTTCTGCTTATTGTACATATACGCCTGCTTTACGGAGGGATTGTCTTTTTCATACTCTTTTCCTACCGCAGAAACCGCCATATAGGTCAGTCCTCTCTTGCGAATATCAGCCTGCATTTTCCTTTCCTGTTTTTCATAAAACAGATAATCTGAAACCAGCGATTTATAGAAATCGACAGAAGCTCCCATTTGTTCGAGCTGCTCTATCAACGACTGTTCAATCTCTGATAAACTCGGTTTTTTCACTTTTGCCAACTCCTTACATTTGATTTTCTTGAAAAAATTCTCTCACGTGCGTGCGAGGGCGGATTTGTCTTTTGTGCCTCCCGTCGTACAAGGCCGAAAAAATTTTTCGACCCTTGACCCCGGGGGGGTATCGCCGCAAGGCGCTCACCACCGCTCCTCATTGACGAACTTATCGGCACGTTCTTGCCAGCGCCGTTCTGGGTGCTGTGCTTCGTGGCAGTCATGACACAGTGCTATCAGCTGTCTATGCTTTTCGCCAGTATCGTCATAGTAATACCGACTGTATGCAAACTGTGGAAACTGCTTAAGGTGCTTGACGTGATGAAGAATAGTTGCCCTCGTCACTTTACCCTTGCACTTGCATATCTGGCATTCATTGTGCTGCTCTGCGATAACGCTCTTGCTGAACTTCCGCCAATAGCGATCGTTATAGAACTTGTCAACTCGTCCTTCCTTGATTAGCTCTCTGATCTGACTCGTACTATACACGTTATCACCTCCGCATATATAGCACAAGGACCACGTCATACAACGTGGCCCTTGCACCGGCATAAAACTATGGAAAAACTATAACAACAACCCCGCATTATCATCATAGCATGCAGAGTGTGTTCGTGCGTGTTACAGCGTGTTTTTTTTGCAAAACTTGCAATGTCTGCCTTTGCAGTAGTCCTCTGAAGCATTGGCTTGTCTGGCTATCCACGCCCATGACGGCGGCTGCCAAGCTCCGCCATTGCGTGGGACGAGATAGCGAAGTCGAAAAATAATCCTGATGAATGCATCATCAATGCCTGAAACGTATGATTCAATCTCTGCTATCTCTGCTTTGAGTCTGCGATAATCGTCACTATCTGTGCTTACCAATTTCAGCTCAGCCTTAAGCTGTCGATATGACAGCAATCGCTTCTTAGTCATGATATCTCTCCTTGGACTTCTTGATGCTCTTATGATCGAAAGTCAATGTCAACTCTATCATATCACCCATTGCAATCATTTCATCGGCATTGTCAATGAATGCTTGCAGAAGCATAGGTAATTTCTTTGAATTATAAATCTTCCATTGCTTCATCACGCATGAATGGCTATCGACATAGTTCTTCACGTCGATTAATGCTTTGATATATCCCTGCCTGTATGAGTCCATTAATCGTTCTCCTTTCCCTGCCTTGCCGATAATTCTCTCGATATTTTCGCCAGGATATTTTTCAACACAACACCGTTTTTTTGAAGCGCATGGGCATGACGTGTCAGGCTATCGTCGATATATGCAACGTATAACTTACCGCAGTGAGGACAGTTATAGCACCATACGTCCCCCTCTATGCTTTGAAATCTCTTTTTGCGAACGCAGACTATGAATGCCTTATGGCAATCATCACATATCACGCTGAGCTCAGCTCCCTTAAGACTCATCATCTCACCCCCTATATGTTCAGCTTCGCCGTTCGGCGGTACATGAATAGCGATATGTAGAACGTGCCGTTATCCTCGTTCCAGAATGGACGGCAATCAGCATAGTAATAATCTTGATACATATTCTCGAACAGCGCCGAGTTATCACAGTTATATGCCATGCTCTGCACCGCACGTTTCGTTAAACGATAATCGTTATTCTGCGGTTGCGGTTTAATGCAGTTAGTTGACGCAACATAGCGCTTGGCGTGCTTGCCGTTGTTATGTTCTGAAATCTTCTGCTTGCAGAAATACTTTGCAATTCCTGCACAGCCTGTCTGGTCAAACATCAATGGCAGGACCTTGTCAACATAGCCCTTGCCCCATATGGATGCTATCTCGTTGATAGTCAGACCACCTGTCATGATAACATGGAAGTGGATACGTCCAGACTTTGAGCCCTGCTCAATGGAATAAATATACTTCATTCTCGGTAAGCTTCTCTTGACTCTTGCTCTATTCACACGTTTGACAAAGTTAGCAAAGTCTTTCTTGGCACGCTCAAGGTCAGCAGGATTATTCTGCGGTGCATAGGTCAGCTCGAACTTATAGTCTTTGTCAGTGAAGTTTGCAGGGATAAGTCTTGCCAGAGCTCTTTCAGCATTGATCTGGTTCAATCTCTCCTGCACCTTGCTTGTCGGCTTTCTTTTCTTCTTTCGACTAGAAGAACGTGGGCAGGCATAGACAGGATACATATTCACTTCCATGTAGTTTCCATAAATATACTTTTGCTCTCTGTATCTCATAAGGCTCATTGTCATTTCCTCCCACTGTCCGAGTTATTAAGACCCATTACAAGCCCTCATACCCGTGCTTACACACGGGCTGAACACTTGTTCTATACTATATATAATATATAGGGCTTCACTCTGTCATTGCCAATTGCTCATAATTTCTGCTCTTGTCTTTTTCTTCGCACTCCCTGTTGAATACTTCTTGTAACATATCGTGCATGGAATTAATGTCATTAAGAAGTTCTTGTGTTACAACGCCATGGGTTTCACACAGTACACCGAGCGTAAGCAAGCCTGCTTTGACGATTATCATATCATCAATGGAATAGTATGTAAGGATTTCATAATCATCTATTACTTCAAGGAATGCTTTCGGGCATATATGCACTTTTTCTGTGCCTGAGAATATCTGATATTCGCTTAGCATGGCAACGAATGTTGAACGACGATCTATCATCTTGCCTGTTGTGCATGAAGCGATGTTCATAACAATGTTGCTCTCAATAGCAGGCGGCAGCTGCTTACATCTCCAATTCTCACGGTCACTTTCATTAATGTCAAAAAGCGTGAGTAACTGCTCGCTGGTATTCATGTTCGGCATGCTGTAAAGCGGATATATTGCACTGCCTGAGCCGATCCATAATGAATTATCATTTTCATTATAGAAGTAGGATATGGTCTTAGCCGCTTTACTGCATATTTTTTTCAGCTTAGATATTTTCATTTTCTCACTCCTTTATTAAGGTACTTCAAGATTGCTTCCTGCGCCTGCTCAAATCCTTTGCAGACAACTGCAAGATAGCCATTGTCATTAAGCATTTTCAAAAACTTCTGCTGGGTTTCCGATACTCGCCCACCTGATGTGCGTTTCATTTCTATGAACAGACCATAGTAACCGCCACGTGCTACCGGAAGCATTATGTCAGGCACACCTGACTTTACGCCCTCAGACTTAAGATCTGCGGCAGTTCTATAGTGGCGATAGCCGCCGTTCGGTATAGCGAACATATACTCCAGTTCGGGATATTTGCCTGAGCTGAATGTCGCCCACTTGAAAAGCAATGCCTGCTCTATGTGTTCTGTTGGTGTGTTTGAACTTTTCATTACATAACACCGCCCTTTGGTATGTAGAAAATCAATCATTTGCTCCGCTGTGATGATGAACACTTAACTTTCAATGTTCTTGGTATTTTAAAAGATTTAGATTCAATTGTTTCTATACCAATAACAGTCCATATTTCTTCGCCTGTTGCAATCTGATCTCCAACTTTGAGCGTTGAAAGAGCTTTTTTCAAGCTCTTTCTATCTTTATTTCTGCCCGTGGTTATTTCAGACAAGATTTTCTGCGCTATAGCTTTTGGATTTTCATCTGACATAGTTATTCCTCCTAAAATGTTACTGTCACATTCAGCACAGTCGCCGCTATCCAGTAGACGGCTTTCTTGTAGTCCTTTTGCAAAGCGTATATGATAGCTGCTCCCACGTCCAGCAAAATCAGCAGAAGTGGAAATATGTATTCAGGCTTGATTTTTATCATGTTTTTGCTCCTTTGTGTTTAAAATGTGTATATCATGTGTAGTATTGGTTAAGCATATTGACAATCGTATTTGACGGTGTTATAATGTATAAAATTTCAAGAAAGGAGTGATAAAATGTTACAACTGCTGCAGTCTGTGTGGTCAACGATTAAGATCTTTGCATTTGCCTTTGTGAAACTCGTTGATACCGTCCCTGTCCTTGGTGGTCTGCTCATTGCATCGATTGCCGTTGGATTTTACGCATTTTTCAAAAAACACCGTCAAATATAATCTTATGCCGCCCTACGGGGCGGTTTTTTTAGGGAAACATTCCCTCCAAATGATACTTTTTAAAACATTGCCATGACTCTTTCTCTTGATACACTTCGTCATACCTTGCCTGAATGCCGTCAAGTGTCATAGCTATCTCTTGCTGATACTTCACTTCGGGATAGTACGTCACTTGCATGAATTTGAAAATATCAGGGTTGATATTCATGCCGCTCTGATATCGTGCCAAAAACGCTTCCATTTCATATTCCAAGATATAGAAAAGATATCTTGTTCCCATGCTCTTGTCTTTCGGCTGAAATACGCCGTACTTGGTTTCTAACTCTGAATTCTCACAAAGATATCTTACTTTTCCGTCCGTGGCAGATAGCTGAATATAGACAGTGCCAGCTTCGTATACTTTACCCTTTTTCACTCGCTCAAATGTCACAAGGTCAAGCAGTGGTTTGCGTTCCTTCTTGGCATGGGAAATAATATAGTCGGTGCGGTTTTCAAGATTTTTCATTTCAAGCCATGTTGCCATAGTTTCACCAACAATGTCTTGTTCGGTAAAGAATTTCAAAAAATCGTCCTTGACCTGACTGTATTCATCATCACCGCAGAGGCCTTTAAGTATCGCCATGAGGTCATTCGTTGCCTTATGCACTTCAAGCTCACTTTGTATCAGCTCTTTGCAGATGTCTTTTAAAGGTGGAAGTTCCTCCTTTTCAAACGTGTCAACATAGCGTGGAACGTTCAAGATGTAATCATTCTTAGCAACTTCTTCGTAGCTCGCCACGTTTGAGAATTTTTCGACAACACTGCGGTTGTGATATGTATCGGCTATTTTCTGAATATGCTCGTCCGTCATGACGTTCTGCTTGCCGTGCTTTTCAAAAAGCTTTTCGGCACTGATAAACAAAATGTCTCTCGTTTGCTTGTTCTTGCTGAAGACGATAACATTGACAGGTATGCAGGTATTCAAAAACATATTTTCAGGCAATGAGATAACTGCGTCTATCAAATTATTTTCTATGAGTTGCTTGCGGATCCTGCCCTCTGCATTACCTCTAAAGAGAACGCCTGTAGGCAAGATATAGAATGCCTTGCCCACGTCCGACAGCCTCGACAAGCCGTCAAGTACAAACGCATAGTCACTAGCTTTAGCAGGTGCAAGGTCATAGCCCTCAAAGCGTGGGTCTGATTTCGGCTCCCATTTCAGCGAATAAGGTGGGTTTGATATGACAACGTCCGTTGTATTCTCTTCATAAGTATCAACAACTTCTATATCGCTGAACTCGTCCGATTTGCACAGCTTATAAACTTTCTGCACTTCGTTAAGCAAAACATTTTTTTGAACAACAATGGCATCTTTATTGCGTATCACAAGGTTGAGAAGCAACACAGGAATACTCATTTGCGATAATTCTTCGCATTGAAAGACGCTATCCCTATCCATACCAACCGACAGTGCGCCAGTTCCTGCACAAATATCAATTATCTTCCCTGACTTTGGTGCAAGCTTGGAAATCAACTTGCACAGACAATCGGGCGTATAATCCTGCTTTAGATTACTGCGGTTTGCGTTATTCTCTTGAAAATAGTCACGCAGGCAATCATTGTTGCCATTGAAACCCTGTTTGACAAATTCCTTGCATAGCTTGTCTTTTTCAGCCTTGTCAAGAAGTTTCGCAAGAAGTGCCTGCGGAAGTTCAAAGCTTTCCTTTATGCCGAATAGTTCGTTAATTATTTCTGTTGTCATCTATGTCCTGCTTTCAAAACATTACCCCTCAAGGTCATCAGCCGCCTGTCTGAGCCACTGGCTTGTAACTGCAATGAACTTTTCCTTGGTCTGCGGGTCTTCGATTTCATTGATTTTTTCGATGAATTCCGTAAGCCCTTTCTGAACGTTTTCAAAGATGATCTTCAGCGCAACCCTTGCTTCGTCTGCATTGCCTGACTTCAATTTCTTTTCCAGCTCTGCCTTGGCGTGGTCCGCTTCTTCTGCCTCAGCCTTAGCCTTGCTGAGGGCGGTCTCATACTTAGCTACGGCTTCCTTAACTGCATTGTCACGTTCTGTCTGCGCTTCTTTGAGGGCGTTATCTTTTTCAGCTTCTGCCGCCTTGACGGCTTCACGGCTTGACTTCTTCAACGCATTCAGTTCCTTCATATGCTCAGCGTGAAGCTCCTGGCGGACAGACAGCCTTATCTTGTCAATCTCTTCTTCGTCGAGGTCTCTCTTAACTACCTCGATAGGCTTGTCCTCGGCCTGCTTAAGCTTTTCTCTCAGTTCTTCAATCTCAGCTCTGAGGGACTCGGCGCTTTCTGTCTGCTCCTTTTTCTCCTCCTCAAGGAATGTCAGCTGCTCGCCTAACGCCTGCTTCTCCTTGATTAACTTTTTGACTTCTTCAACTGTCATTCCGCCGAGGTCATGTGTGTCAGCGAATTCTTCACGTTCGTACTCCGGAAGCTTGGAGAGAAGCTCCAGCTTTGTTACACCTATACTTGCGTGTTCTTCGAGAAACTTTGTACTGTTATCCTCATAGAGTTTGATATAGGTATACGCCTGACGTTCTTTGAACGTGTAATCACCATTGCTTTCAAGATAATTCTTGAAAGACTCATAGCCAAGTGCTGTGTAGAGCTTATAATCTCTGATATTCTTCAGTGACCTGCCCATTTCTACGATAGCCGTTGCGGCTGTCCTGTAGCATTCGCATATGTGCTGGTGTTCTACCATAGCTGTTTTCATAGATACTGTAATTTCTGTGTTTTCCATTGCGTTTCCTCCTATTTTGGTTAGTTATTCAGCGGGTATAAGCTGCGCCTGTCGGCGCAATATGAGATTATCAGCTTTAAACAAACAAACTGGGGCGATCCCGTAACTGTTGTCCGCATAGCCGTAGCTGATAGCACCTGTCGGGGTGACGTAACGCACGGCGTGATCGTAGTTGGTGCCGCACCTCCACGGAGTAAGCGACCACATACATTCTTCAAAAAGCGGCACATAATCTCTATACTTGCGGTACTGGTCGCAATTGAGCAGCGTTATATAGTCCTCACACGTTCCACAGGCTTTGTCGCCGTTATCGGCGATAAGGTCAGACGTTTGCTTTATAAGCTGCTTTGTATCAAAATATTCCTTGAGCACATCTTCGTTGAGAAATCGGCGGAGCGTTGACTTTTCCCAGTTGTTGCAGCCGTCCTTGTACTCATTGTTAAAACGCTTTTTCCACAAGCACTCAGCCGTTATCGCTAAGTAGTTGCCGTCGATAATGTCGAGGCATATAAAACGTATACCATTATATACGAACTTCTCACCGGGTCTTAGTTTGATCTCGTTCATTGTTATTCCTCCTAGCTTGCTTTTCTCCTTTTAGTCAGCTTCTTCTGACTATTCAGCCACTCTTGGAAGTTGACTTCAAACGCCTTGATTATTTCAGGCTTTTCAAGCTTCTTGCCCGTTAAGGGGTCTTTTGCTTGTTCATTCTTAAATCCGTGGCATTGCACGATATGATCAGCATTGTCTATTTCAATCGTAAACCATGACTTATCAAGGTCAGACGGCTTTCTGATGAATAGAATTGTCGTAACCCCACTGCAATGCCTTGAAGCATAACCGCCGACGCATATTCGCAAGTCCTTTCCCTCTTTGATAATGCTTTCGGCATTCTTTGGTACAACCAACTGAATACCAGGATAGCTATAGCCCTTATACTTCTTGCAAAGCTTCTTGTATCTGGGCTTATAGGCTTCCTCAAGCTCGGCGGCTTCTTTTCTCTTGCGTTCTTCTTCCATGAAATTGAAGTTCTCAACTGCGTTATCATGCGATTCGTTCAGGTCTCTTGGAAATGCTATGTTTTTTAATGAAAAATCATATCCGATTTTCAGCCCTATGTTAGCATAGTCATCATACAGTCGCACAAGACGACTTAATTCAGCGTGATCGTCTTGGCAACGATCTTCCTCTGAAGCGTGTTTCATGATGTGCTTGAGGTATTTGAGCACCTGCTCTGGATCAACGCCTGCCTTTTCAATGCTGGTACAGTAATCAATGATATAGCTATACATTCGGCAGTAGAAAATGTCTTTCTTCTTACCTTTGCGCTTGAAGTCCTGATACACCTCTATAACACTTGCCGGCGTGTGATTTTCAAGAACTGCTTTCACTTCATTCAGCGTTAAATGCTTGAAGAATTTTTTTGGTGATGTTGCGTTCCAATTCAATATCTTGTAGTTCTTCTTGTTGCGCCAAAGCAGATCCTGCACCATGGTGTCACAGTTCATTTTAACAGCCATTTCAAGTATCGGATACATAGCGTATGCAGTATAATAACGTTCTTGGTCATACTCTCTTATATAATGGCGGCAGCAGTAGCAATCAAAACCTGAATACTTTAAGAAAGTGTCCTTAATTATATTCTTATATAGGTATACTTGTCTGTGCTCAGCGAATCCGTTATTGAATGTACTGCACATTTTCCTCTTCATAGGCTCTATCATATAACACCAGCCGTTTGGACGAAATGAGGCATGCGAATGATAAACCTCAGCACTGCCTTTTCGCAGGACGTAAAGCTTTTGAAAATCGACCCAAAGATTGGGGCTCCTGTCGAAATCCTCCGTTCCGTATTCGTTATAGTCTTTATGAATCGTCGCCGCATATATATATACTACTTCTTCAACGGCTTTATATATTACGAAATCAACTACTTCATTTAATTGAACTTGCTTATATCCTGCCGCTTTATATTCGGCTTTCACACCGCAACATGGGCAGGTACCCAAATAGTTATGCCTGATGATATTATCATCAGTGTGGTATATATCACCATAATCATTACTATTGACCTTAAATTCGTGATTGCAGGACGTACAGAAACAGGTATAGCGCCCTTGGCTGGTCCTGCGGTAAAAAATATAGGGTGTGAAATGACGATTAATCTCGGCACAATCGTCAACGTTGAGGGGCGGGAAGCCCTCAACGTCTTCTTTCTGGGCATGGGTGAGACAGTCTGTGAATATAGGCTTATATACTAATGACTGTTCTTTGTTATTGTTTATCCACACTTTCAATCACCTCTCAGAAAAGGTCATCAAAAGAAACTGTAATCGACTTGCGCTTCTGTTCAGGCGCTTCCTTGTTGACGCTACCGCAGAGGTCTATATCCATGTGATAGCGTATCTTACAGCCAGGGAAGAAGAAACCTGCGGCGGTCTCATAAGTCTTGAAGTCTGATAGTGCGAAGTTGCTATCCTTAATAGCTTTGTAGACGGCTTCAAAACACTTCTGAAGTGTGCCACCCTGAGCGACCGCCTGTGCGAACTCCTCGTCCTGCTTGACGAAGCTTTCAAGTGCGTCAATGACAGGCTGAATGATAGTGCTCAGCACTGTGTTCGCCGATGCTCCACCGCTAAGCTTAACGCCCTCTCGTTCGTCTGTGAGTTTCTTTAACGCCTGCTCTCTGTAGCTAGTCATAGTTCTTTACCTCCTCTATTCCTAATGCAACATATCCATTCTTCAACCCCCAACCACTTAGGACATATGTTATCCTATATCTGCGGTTTGATATCACATGAATAGCAGGATGTCCGTTATTTACTGGAATGAATTCAATCGTGTCTCCAGGCTGAAAGCCTCTGTCATTTTTACGAATTTCAAAGCATTTCTTACCTGCAACAACTGCTTCACAGAAGCATTCTTCCAGCTTCAAGGTATGCGTTGTTGGCTTTTCCAATAATTCTATCTGTTCTTCTGGAATAAGATTGCTGGTTGAATTAATTGGCTGATAATCTTTTGGAAAATAGAAATCTGCGAATTCTTCTATTCTATATCCCGTGTCCTTAAAGAAGCCAAGTCTCTGATAATGCAATCCCTTTTTTACAAGCCCACTATTGTCATATATTATGCACATATCATATGCGCAGTCTGGCCAAAGATTGGGCATATCAGCTTCTTTGCCAGTGCACCATGTAAGCCCCTGCACCTTGCATTCTTTCATAAAGTTATCGTATTCTTCCTGAGTCTTGACGTGAACAGCTATGTTCTCATATTTAAATTTTCTCCAATCAAATGTTGGTTTCTGATTATTTGAATTCATCTGCATTATAATCCTCCGTTCTGGTTTTGAAGAACTTGCAGCGTGTGCAAGTCTCTTGCATTGGCTTTTCGACCAGCGCCATACATTCTTGTCTTATGCTATTATAGAAAATACATGGGCCTACGTTATGCCTTGGCAGGGGCGATTTGTAATTCAGTCGCTTTCTGGCGCCTGCAAGTTCAGCATTATAGCATAGCAGGTCAACGTCTGTTATTACCGGCATTTACGCTCCCCCCTCCTTTGTGAGCTCCTTTAGGGAAGTTTCAAGCTTATCCCTCGTGCTGTATATTTTTCCGTACACCTCGCCTATATCAAAGGCTCTCTGCTCACATTCCGACATTCCTTCGTAGATAGTGAGCATATTTGCGCAGGCTTCGTCAGCGGTATTATATGCTTGACAAATATGCCTTTTTGTGTTATCATCAAGGTGTATGTTATCGGTATCTTCTTTTACAGATACCTCCGAGCTTGTACTGTTGGCAGACAGTGCAGGCTCGTTTTTTATGCATTCAAGAACATTCTTCATAAAATCAGTAATGCAATTACCTCTATTTATAAACGGACAAGCTCCACAGTTGTCTACTATGCAGCATTTTGCTGCAAGAATTATTTCATCTCTCGTCATCTTTATCCTCCTTAAACTTTTTCTCCCAGTGCTTTTCAATGGCACCAAGTACTATGTACATCACGATATCCGCAACGATAAGCGTCGCTATGGATAACAGTATTATTCCTATGGTACTCATTTTCATTTTCCTTTCGTTCCTGCTTCGACTTCTGTCACTATGATAGACCCATTGTCGATAAGAGATTGAACACGTTTTTCAAAGTCAAAACGCTGCTTGTCTGTAAGCCCTATGGTCTTCGGTATGCCACGGCTCTTAAGATACATGGTATACATACTATGTATCACGACGTTGGCAAGGTTGAAACGATACTTGACGTTAGGAAACTGCTTAGATTCTTTTCGATAGATAGTATTATCGACGTATACTGTCTTACTCATTGTTGTCACCTAGGCGGCAGTTGCTCTCAGCGTCATTGAGGTGATAGAACTTGCAGTCTGTACACTCCATGCAGACATTACAGCCCGTGACTACGTTCAGCTCGTTTTCAGCAAGATACTTCTTGACGTTCCCTCTGAGGTATTCGTCTATTGCTGACGCATATCTGCTGACAGCTATAAGAGGATTACGGCGCTGATTAGAGCTGAGTGACGTTTCCAACGGCTTTCCGTCCACAGTGATGACATATTCACCACCTATGCGGTTAAGTCTGACTGCGTTGTTGAAATCATACATCAGTAGATCATCTCCCATACCTGCCCAAGACCGAGCATTACTACTATTATCATGAATGCAAAGAAGATAGTCAGCAAGGCCATTGCAAAGCACTCTCTGCGATCTTCTCGCTTTCGACGGGTAACGAGCTTGTTATGCTTGTCTCTCTGCTCCCTCATTGCCAAGTAATCAACCGCCTTGACATCTTCATTGAGTGCAAGGACTACGTTTTTTTTGTCATAGTTTTTCCTCCATTTTCTCAGATTCTTTTTGATTTGCTGATAATAACCGTTATAATCTGATATTATCATCTTAACGCTGGTATTGTCCGCCATGTCAACGATGACGAATTCGCCGGCACATATAGAATAGCCGTGGCGTATCTCTCGGACATAGCTTTCAATCCCCATATCCGTTGCTATTCTGATGACGGATTGCGATATCAGTGAATTGCGGGTATCACTCTTTGCGTACATCTCCATCACCCTCCAACTCTTTGATACGCTCCTCGATATCAGCCACCAAATGCTTCTCTATGGTCTGCGCCACGTAGTAGCTCAGGATAACTTCTTTGCTCAGATCTCCATGCCATAGTTTGTCACCGACAAGCTGAGCCTTATTAATGGCTCTTTCTATCTCAGCGTTTGTTCTTTCGCCGATAATGGCATCTATCTTCATGATGTGCAGCACTTCTTATTCCTCTCTTTCTGCTTGAAATGGCGGTAAAGAATGCTTGCGATAACGTCAGCCGGTATCTTCTTGACCTTGCGGCGGGTTTCTATGATCTTGCCGTCCTCTATGCGATATGTAACGCTTACGGGAATATCAATCGTTTCTTTCACTTTACTGCCCCTCTTTTTTTACATTCTCAGCTGACCAGCGCCGGAACGCTTCCAAGCCTGCTAAGGCTTCTTTCTGCTCCTGCAGGGTAGTCCTGACCTTGTCTTTGACTCTGAACTTGCGGATATCGACCTGACCCACTGTGCATTCTTCGATGTAATCATCTATACCCAGCGCCTTGACCTGCTCCCTAGGATTGTCAATGAAAGTTTCCAACATGGCGTTCTGAATGGCTTTCATACGCTTGACGCCCACGCCATACTCTGTGGCGGTCTGCACCAGTGCCAGCTTGATGTTGTCCGCCAGAATAGCCCTGTTCTGAAGATTAAACTCTTTGCAATTCCGTTCAACGAACGTTATTACCATGTTCAGATCTATGCCGCTATTCTCGCACGCCCGCTGCATTTTATAGGCATATACACCGTCCTTGTCCCACTCGTTGGCAATTTTGCAGTTGTCTGCAAAATCGTCTATCCACTTGCGACAGGCTTTCGGATAGAAAGTCTTCGGATATTCTTTGTTCAGCACTATCAGAACGGTGCAAAGCAGCTCGTAGTTCTTGACTATGACCTCGAATGCAAGGCGGTTCTTATGATAGTCTTTTATCTTATGGTTTGTCATTGGTATCACTCCTATGATATCTGCTTTTCAATAAACTCTGCGATAGTACGTTTCAGTGCCGCTGACTTTATGCGTGCAATTGCTTCCCAGTTCTCTGGGGTCTGACCGGCAAGCTTATTTCCTGAGACTTCTTTTTTTAAAGAGCAAAAAGCTCTTGCAATCTCAGGAAGAACACTGTCATATACTATCTCATTGAAATCATGGTCTGTTGATTTTGTCATTGGTATCACCCCTTTTTATCATTTTGTTGAAGTCAACAAAACGTTATTATGCAGTTTCTTCGACCGGTTCAAAAAGCTTGTTCACATCACAGCCAAGTGCACTATAGAAGAATACGATATCTTCTGGATATATGCTCTCATAGCCATTGAGCTTATTGTTGAGCTTCTTATAGTCATAACCTGTTACTGTGGCAAATTCTTTCTGTGACATCTGCTTGGCCTTAAGCAACTTCTTTACATTAACTGCAACGATTGTTGGCTTATTCATAACCATTCCTCCTTTTTTAATTCCAATCTTATTGGATTAACTATATTATAATCCAATAAAATTAGAATGTCAATAGATTTTTTCTAATTTAATTGGAAAAATCGCAACAAAAAATACCATGTGTTTTTGTGCATAGTACCAAAATTATTGGAATTATCAAATTAAATTAGAAAATAATCTTGATATTTTAGGATTTTGTGATATAATATTAATTAAAGGAGGTGCTAAAGTGATAGGCGACAAAATAAAAGAACGCCGTGAGGAACTTGGCCTTACTCAGGGCGATCTTGAAAAATTGACTGGTATCGGAAATAGAATGATAAGCAATTTTGAAACCAATAAAAGCAAGCCGAATGACGAGACCATAATGATCTTAACAAAGGCGCTTCAATGTGATGCGAATTATCTTTTCGGTTATAAACCAGGGCAAACGTTGAAAGCCGTTTCTCAAAGCACTAAAGCTTTTTCTTCTAATAAGATAAGAGTTTTGGAAAATATACAAAGTGTTCTTAATACACTATCCGATGATGAACTCTTAGATCTTTATGACTATGTTAGTTTCTTAGCATGGAAAAGGGAAAACGGCAGTAAAAAGCCAAAGTAAAAAAATAAGCACTCCACAAAACGTGAAGTGCTTATTCGCCTGCCCATATGTAGGCAGTTACCCTATTTGGACTTGTTTTCAAACAGAAGTAAATAAATCATTTCTGCCAACTTGTCCTGCAGCTCCTTACGCTCAGCGTCGGTCATGCTGCTCACCCCTTTCTTTTTCATTTTTTGAAAAAATATGTTTAAATCCCCTTATTGTGGTTATAACATATTTCAACAAAAAATTCAGCAAAATTTACTATAATAAATTTATTTCAGTATTTTTACCAAATCTTGCAGCTCGCATTTGAGCACAATGACTAAGCGGGCGATGACTTCAATAGTCGGGTTAGCTTTGCCGGTCAATATCTTGCTTATTTCCCCCTCACTTATCTCGGCAAGCTCTGCAAGCTGCTTTCCATTAATGTGCTTTTCGTGCATAACCTTTTTTAATTCGATTTTATAATTTTTAGTATTCATATATATAGAATGCACCTCCTATATATATCTAATACCATATGAATTTTGGAAAAAGAATAGCCCAACTTTTTGGAGGTGCATTTTTTTATAAAGGAGTAACAAAAATGAAGAAAACTGTTATTTTAACCGCCGTAATATCAACCCTGTTGATGATGACAAGCTGCTCAGAGTCGGGCAGTGACGTTTCATCAACTTCAACAACGCCTGCTGTTACGACTGAGGCATCTGCTACTGAAACCACTACTACCACGGCAGAAACTACAAAAACTACGACAACTACGGAAACTACAACGACAACAGCTGCAAAACCTGCTGAGAACGTACTCACTTTTGACGATTTGAGCCTTACCATAGAAGGAGATTACCAGCAGCAGAAGCTAAAATCAACAGAACACTATACTTCATGGGCAGTAGTCACAAATGGGTATGGTTTTTCAATTATAAAGACAGAGAAGCCAGGCTATATAAGCACCGAGGACTTTCTGAATGACTATATGGCGCAGGACGGTGAAGTGTATTCATTCGTTAACGGACTTTCCGATTGTGAGGTTTACCTTTCAACTTCTTTCAATACGGCGGCTGTGGCTGATATAAATGGTTACTTCTATGTTCTCATGCTAGATCCTGATTATGAAGATAGTACCAAAGATTTTCTAGCGATTGCCGACACGGTTCGTCCGAAATAACGTTAGGGAGATGTCACTATGAGCAATGCAGTTATATATGCTAGATACTCTTCAGACAAGCAGTCTGAGGATAGCATTGAAGCCCAGCTCAGGGCGTGCAGGCAGTACGCCGCCACTAAGGGATATAATATCGTAGCAGTATATGCGGATGAGGCTATCAGTGGTAAGGGGTCAATGACGGCAAGCCGTGCGCAGTATCAAAAAATGTTGAGAGATTGCAATAAGGGTACTTTCGATACTATTCTTATTCACAAATACGATCGTGTGGCTAGATCACTGGGCGAACACGTTAATCTTGACGCTCGCCTGCAGAAAATGGGCATTACACTGATAGCTGTTGGTCAGGACTTCGGCTTCGGCCCGGAGAGCAAGATAATGCGTGCGCTGATGTGGTCAATGTCAGAATACTATATAGATAACCTTGCAAATGAAACGAAAAAGGGAGAACGTGAGGTGGCCCTGAAAGGTCTTCACAATGGCGGATATCCGCCGTTCGGATATGATATCGTAGATCAGAAGTACGTCATAAACCCCTATGAGGCGGAATATGTCCGCAAGATCTTTGCGGCGGTGAAAAATCACGAGGGAACTAAGGACATTATCGCAGAAATGGCGGCAGTGGGCATTGTGGGCAAGCGTGGAAAGCCCTTGAAGTATTCTGCAGTATATGAGATACTGCGGAATGAAAAATACACAGGAACATATATATACTGCGTTGACGAGGAAAAGGATAGATCCAAGCGCAGGTCTAAACCTAATGCTATAAGAATAGAAAATGCCTTGCCGATGATAATCGACAAGGCAACATTTGACGAGGTGCAGAAGATTATGGATAGCAGAAAACAGAGTGGACCAAAGACATCATATCTATGCAGTGGGTTAGTCTACTGCTCATGCGGTGCGAAAATGCACGCACACATATCAACGAAGAAAGGACACGTATATCACTACTATCGTTGTTCAAAGAAGTGCGGTGCACCTATGATATCTATGGATATCGTTGATGACGCCGCTAAGACATATCTTCGCACCCTGCTCAGTGAAGAAAATCAAAAGGCTATTGCTAATGCTATGCGAAAGTACAAGTGCGGAGAGCCTGAGAGAGCCGCTGACTTCAAAAAGATAGTTGCATTTAAGATATCGGAGAAGCAGAAGCAGTATGACTCATTGATGACCAACATGTCAAGTGGTGTCCTCCCAGCTGATGTTATCGAGGATATCGGTGCGAAGATGAACCAGCTCCGTTCTGAGATAGAGGCATTGAAGAAGACGGAAATGCCAAAGGACTACACTACGGATCAGATTTCTCTTTGGCTCAAGGCTCTGCATGACAGCCCAGACGATAAAGCTATACGCCTGCTCATTTCTCGTATAGATATAAAAAACACGACCGAAATTAACATACAAAGTACATTAACTTCGGTCGTGGGAACTATTGGTTGCGGGAGCTGGATTTGA